CTCAAACCAAAGCAAGAAGCCTTTTGCCGGGAGTATGTTGTCGATTACAACGGCGCAAGGGCCGCGATTGCAGCGGGCTACAGTCAGATCGCGGCGAAAGAGGCAGCGGCCGAGCTTCTCACGTATGCTCACGTACGCTCCCGGGTTGACGAATTGATGGCGCAACGTCTTAAAAAAGCAGACGTTAACGCGGAGCGAGTGTTGCAGCGGCTGGCGAATTTGGCCTTTTTCGATTCACGCCGTTTCTATCACGAAGACGGCCGGCTGAAGAATCCGTCGGAATTGGACGATGAAACGGCGGATGCCATCTCGTCGTTTGATGTGAAAGAACTGTTTGTAGACGGTGACGGCAAGGGCGCGGTGGGCCAGGTGATGCGTTACCGGCTGCTTGACCGCGGGCAGAATTTGGAGCGGTTAGGGCGCGTGTTCGCCTTGTTCACAGACAAGTTACAGGTGGAGGTCGCGGAGGGTCTGGCAGCAGCGATAGCAGACGGCAGAAAGCGTGCAATTCAAACCGAAAAGTAGCGCGGAACTTTCGTTGCGGCATGATGTAGCGCGATTCACGCATCGGCCCTTACAACATGCGTTGTACGCCTATCCGTGGAGCAGCGGCGAGCTGCGCGATTCGAGCGGGCCGCGGATGTGGCAACGCGAAGTCCTTGCCAACATCGGCGCGCATCTCGAAACCGAAGAAACGCGGCACACGCCGTTGCTCATCGCCGTTGCATCCGGGCACGGAATCGGCAAGGGGGCGCTCGCGGCAATGGTGACGAAGTGGGCGCTGGACACGTGTGAAGATTGCAAGGTGGTTCTCACCGCGAATACCGGCACTCAGCTATCCACCAAAACACAGCCTGAACTTGCTAAGTGGTGCCGCTTAGCAATCACGTCGCACTGGTTTGACGTAAAAGCTACGAGTATTTCCGTACGCGACCCGCGACACGAAAAGACCTGGCGCGCGGACTTGATTCCCTGGAGCGAACATAACATCGAAGCGTTTGCGGGCTTGCACAACCAGGGCAAGCGCATCGTGGTTATTTTTGATGAGGCGTCCGCGATTGCGGATTCCATCTGGGAGACAACGGCGGGCGCGCTGACGGACGCGAACACGGAAGTGTTGTGGCTCGTGTTAGGGAACCCGACAAAGAGCACCGGGACTTTCCGTGAGTGCTTTGGCCGGATGAAGCACCGCTGGAAAACGTACCAGATTGACGCGCGCCATGTGGAAGGGACGAACACAGCGCAGCTTGAGCAATGGGTGGACGACTACGGCGAGGACTCCGATTTTGTACGGGTGCGCGTACGTGGTGAATTTCCGCGCACCGGGAGTTCGCAATTCATTCCGCACGCATACGTATCGGCGGCCCGGAAATATCGCGCCGAAGGGATGGACGGCCTGCCGAAAGTAATGGGGGTAGACGTCGCGCGCTTCGGGGATGACCAGACGGTTATCGGGATGCGGCAAGGGAGGAAATTCGTTGTTCTGGAAAAAATGCGCGGGAAGGATACAGTCTTCGTGGCCGAAAGGATCATCAACTGGCGCGAAAAGGTGGAACCGGACGCTATCATCGTGGACGGCGACGGTTTGGGCGCGGGTACGATTGACCACCTGCGTTACCGCGGTTACCGGGACAAGCTGTTTGAATTTCACGGCGGCGAGCGGGCCAGCGACAGTCACAAGTACTACAACAAGCGCAGCGAAGTGTGGGGCGCGATGCGTGACTGGCTGGCCGACGGGGCTGAAATTCCCGATGACCCCGAACTGGACGCGCAATTAACCGGGCCGGAGTTCGGCTACGCGCAGGGGAAGCGGTCAAGCGGCGCGTTGTTTTTGGAGAGCAAGCAGGATATGAAGAGTCGCGGCCTGGAATCGCCGGACGTGGCGGACTGTCTGGCCATGACCTTTGCGGTACGTATCGCGCTTCCGCAGAAGACGGTCGTGCGCGCGCCGTCCACGCGGCGAAATGACGGATTAGGGTGGATGGCCACATGAAGAGAGAAGACAAGCGGTTACTGGAAACGGCGCGGAAGAGACTCAAGCTGTGCCAAGACGCGGAGCGAAAGAATCGGCACTTGGCGCGTGAGGATTTCCGGTTCTACGCGGGCGAACAATGGCCCGAGGACATTCGGCGGCGGCGGAATGAACAAGGGCCGCAAGCGGTCTGTTTAACGGTGAACCGCTGCAAACCCGCGGTCAAACAGATCGCGAATGACCAGCGGCAGAATCGCGGGGCTATCCGCGTGAGTCCGGTAGATAGCGGCGCTGACCCGGACACGGCCAAGGTGCTCCAGGGCATCATCCGGCACATCGAGTACAATTCAGACGCAGACATTGCGTATGACACCGCGATGGAACACGTAGTAATCGGCGGCTGCGGGTACATCCGCGTACTGACGGAATTTGAAGATGATACCTCGTGGCAACAGTGCATCAAGATAGCCCGCGTGCGCAATCCGTTCACTGTGTATCTTGACCCTTCGAGCACCAGCCCGGACGGCAGTGACGCGAAATACGCATTCATCGTAACCAAAATGACGCACGATGAATACGAGACAGAATACCCGCATTCGGAAATGGCAAGTTTGTCGGATGCCGAGGACGCGGAGGAGAAGTTTCCGGACTGGGTAGATGAGGGCGGCATCATCTTGGCGGAGTACTACTACATCGAAACGGAAACGGACACGTTGTATTTGCTGCGCGACGGGCGGACGGTGCAGGCGAGTGTGGTGACTCCGGAAGAGGACGACATTGTCAACCGGCGGGAAATCACCAGGGAAAAGGTGAAGTGGTGCAAGATGAATGCGGCGGAAGTGCTGGAACGGACAGACTGGGAGGGCAGGCACCTTCCAGTGGTACGTGTTATCGGCGATGAACTGGAGGTGGATGGCGACGTGTATTTCGAGGGCGTCATCCGGCAGGCAAAAGATTCGCAGCGCATGGTGAACTACTGGGAGTCGAAGAAAACGGAAGCGATTGCGCTGGCGCCGAAGGCGCCGTTTATTGCCGCGGCGGGACAGATTGCGAATTATCGCCACGAGTGGAGCCTTGCGAATTCGGATAATTTCGCAGTGTTGACGTACGATCCGGTCACGGTGGATGGCACGCTGGTTCCGCAGCCGCAGCGCAACACGACGGAACCGCCGATAGCGGCGATTACAGCCGCCGGTATCAGCGCGATTGAGAATTTCAAGGCTACTACCCAGTTGTTTGAGGCGTCTTACGGGCAACCCTCGAATGAGAAGAGCGGACGCGCCATTCTGGCGCGGCAGCAGCAGGGCCAAGTCGGCAACTTTCACTTTGTAGACAATCTGACTCGTTCACGGCGTCATCTGGGCCGCATCCTCCTGGATTTAATACCGAAAATCTACAACGAACCGGGGCGGATTTTGCGGATTATCGGGGAAGATGACAGCGAAGGACGGGTACAGATTGGCGCAGTGTCGAAAGTGTGGAACATGGAGCGCGTATTCGATATCGGTGTGGGGCGCTACGACGTGATTGTCGAAAGCGGGCCGAATTTCGCGACAAAGCGGAAGGAAGCAACCGAATCCATGCTTGGCGTGCTGAGTACCGTACCGGCCATTTTCCCGGTCATCGGGGATTTGCTCATCAAGAACATGGACTGGCCGGGTGCGATGGAGATTGCGGAGCGGCTCCGGCCCTCTACAGACAAGGAACAGACAGTGCCACCGGCAGTCCAGCAGAAACTGGAGCAAATGGGCACCGTGCTCGAACTGCTGACGAAGGAATTGAATGCCAAAAACACGCTAATTGAGACGAAACAGCAGGAGTTGGATAGCAGAGAGCGAATCGAGATGGCGAAGCTGGCCGTACGGCGCGAAGAAATCACGGCGCAGGTCATGCAGAACAATGCACAGCTCGATACACAGGAGCAGATTGCGCTTTTGCGCGCGGAAGTAGAGGGACTGAAGCTGAACCGGGCAGTTGACAGCGCGAGTCTTGCGGGAGAAACTGAGCGCGCATCGGAAGTGCAGGGCTGATTGAGTTTCAGGACGCCTACCGTTGGGCGTACACAGCGGGAAACCATTCATCGGAGAAAACGATGCCCAAAGACGAAGTACAGCAAGAAGAAAACAGTAACGCCGAGTCGCTAGAGGTCACCGACGCGACGAAAGACGCCGCAGTACCGGCAATTGCGGAACAAAGTGAGACGCAACCGGATAACCAGGCCGCAGGCCCCGTACCGTCCGGAAAAAAGGGCGGGTTTCAGCGAAGGATAGATGAACTGACGCGGGAAAAGTACGAAGCGCTGGCCAAAGCAGAGATGCTGAAAGAGCTTCTGCTGACCAAAGAGCACGGAAAACCACCTGCGCCAAGTGACACTCCGCTGACTGAACCCAATCCGGACGACTACGAAACGACTGCGGACTATTTTCGCGCCATCCGCGAGTATGACCGGAAGCAATCGGAGCGGACGTTCCGTGCGCTGATGGCCGAAGCGGAAGAGACGCGACGCGTGCGTGACGAACAGGCGATTCTCGCGGGTGAGTGGGCCGAAAGGGAGGAAGCCACGCGGGAGAAGCATCCTGATTACGACGACGTGAGCGGCGCAGCCGTAAACATTCTCACGCAAACAGCGGGGCCGGGTCGGGAAACACTCGCTCGCACGCTGCAACGGCGGGAACTGGGCACGGACTTGCTGTACTACCTGGGGCAACATCCGGATGAACTGAAGACTCTTGTGCGCATGGCCACAGATGACGTGGGGCCTGCGATAGGACGTCTTGAGGCGCGTCTCGTGACAGAGACGAAAGGCGCGGAGAATTCTGCGCCGCAGACGCGACTGCCCAAACCTCCAACGCCAATCCGCAAACCGGCAGCGGCAGAACCCGTCGCACCGGACGACCCGGCCAGCGACAAGCTCATGTCGGACGCGGAATGGGCGCGCAAGAGGAATGAGCAAGTCTTCAGAAACACGCGACGATAGGAGACGTCGCACACGATGGCCAATACCCTTCTCACGCCGGATATGCTGACGCGTGAAGCGCTGCGGATTTTCCACCAGAAGTCGAATTACATTGGAAATACCACGCGCCATTACGACGACAGCTTTGCGAAGACGGGCGCGAAAATAGGCGACCAGCTTCGCATTCGTCTGCCCAATGAGTACACCGTCACCACCGGGGCGACAATGTCCGTTCAGGACGTAACCGAATCCAGCGTTACGCTTCCCGTGCAAACGCAGAAGCACGTAGCGTTTTCGTTCACGTCCGCCGAACTGACTATGTCACTCGATGACTTCAGTCAGCGCATCCTTGCGCCCGCGGTCAGCGTTTTGGCCGCGAACGTGGAAGCGGATGCGCTCAACATGTACAAAGACGTTGCCAACATCGTAGACGCCGACGGCACCGCACTGTCGTTCCTGAGCATCATGAACGGCAGAAAGTTCCTGCAAGACCGTCTGGCTCCGGATGATGGCGAACGTGTTGCACTGCTTCAGCCGGAACACAACGTGAAGCTCCTCGACAACATCAAGGGCCTGTTCAACAGCCAAGAGCAGATAAGCAAGCAGTATCTGACTGGCAGTATGGGCAAGCTCGGCGGGTTCTCGTTTTACGAGAACACGCTGCTCACGAACCATCTGACCGGTACCGCGGCGAAGACGACGGGCTATCTTAGCAACGGTGCCAGCCAGACCGGCGCAAGTATCGTGGTGGATACCGGAGCGACGACCTTCAACAAGGGCGACGTCATCACGTTCGCCGGAGTGAATGCCGTGCATCCGGAATCGAAGGCCAGCCTGGGGTATCTAAAAACGTTCGTGATTACCGCTAACTACGCGGGCGGCGCTGGTACGCTGAGTATCAGTCCGTCCATCGTAGCGTCCGGTGCGCGACAGAACGTTTCCGCAGCGGTGGCTGACAACTCGGCGGTAACGAAGGTTGGCGCGGGAGCCAGCGAATACCTGAACACTTCGATGGTGTTCCACCCGTGCGCCTTCGCGTTTGCCACTGCCGATCTGGTTCTTCCGGATGGTGTGGATTTTGCTGCCCGGAAGACCCTGGACGGTATCAGCATGCGAATCATCCGCCAGTACGATATCGACAACGACAAGTTCCCTTGCCGTCTCGATATCCTGTACGGGTACAAGGCGATTCGCCCGGAAGCGGCCGTTCGCATTCACGCGGATGCGTAGTCCGCTTGCTCGACCGTGGGGAGGGCCTCTTCCGTCCCTCCCC